TTAAGAATGTGGTAGCGGGGGCTGGATTTGAACCAACGACCTTCGGGTTATGAGGGGTACAAGCCAACACCTTAACCATATGATATTTTTAAATAAAACCCACTTTCACACTCACTGTTAGACCTACGATTGTCGACGTTTACATAAGGTTCCAAACCATTGCAGATAAATAGGATCGTTAGAGTCTTATTTAAAATGAGAACCCTAGCATGCTGCCTGTATCTACATTTACGTTTGAAGTCCCTTTTGTTTGAATGCCTTCTATCTCTGTCGGAGAGTCCGACTTAACTCTTATGTCGACCGTTGTGTTTGATTGTGCGTTTTGCGATTTTAATATACCTGTTTCACTCCCTGTTAATGCATAGTCGATACTTAGATCGCTGCTTTGTCTGATTGTGTCTTGTAGCCCTGCCACGTCTTTATGTAGATTTTTAATACTCTGATGCCAACCACTTGGCAGAAGCTTCTCTGGAATGGCTGTCATGACTTTTAAAACCGCTTTTGGGATGCTTAGAAAGTTAGATATAATTTTGCTGATTATGCCTGTAATACCGGTTCCTGCTCTAACAAACATATCCCAAAGCCCTTTTACACCCTTCCTGAATGTCTCAGAGCGAGAATAGGCGTACCCTATGCCTATTACTAACGCGGAAATCGCCGCAACAACCAAGCCGATTGGGTTTGCCATCATTGCTGCATTAAGCGCAAATGTGGCTGTTTTAACCATGAGTAATCCTGCAAAGACTTCAGGGAAATAGTCCACTAACATTTTGAATAAGTTAAAAACAAATTTAGTGCCGTTAAATAGACTATGAATAGCTCCGATTGTTTGATCGATCGCTTCGGCTCTCCATATTGGATCTTTCAGGTTTTGAATTAATTCTGAAAAATACGGTAGTAGTTGAGCCATGATTTTAGTCAAAACTTTTACTTTCATTCCTCCGATTGATTTTTCGATTCTGAGCATTGCATCAAGAAACTGTTCTGACGTTGAGGTTTCTTCATTTGTAACGATACCCCCAAGATCATTCAGCTCTTTTCGTGCGCCGGCTAAACCTTCCGTGTCTTGTCGAAGCATTAACAGCATTCTTCGGCCACTGTCTCCAAACGCTGCATTAGCAAATGCCATTTGTTCTTGCTCGGTTTTTAGTTTTCCAAATGCTTGTAGTAGGTGGTTGTACCCTTTTTCTACATTTTTAGCGTTTTTAAGGTCCATAAACAATCGATTTTTACTCTTCTTCAGAAATGACCCCAGTTCGCCTGACCCGGTCGACTGTAAAACGCCAAAACGCCTCGTAAAGCGAATCATTGACGCACTCATAGTGTCGGCTTCAACGCCATTTAATTGGGCTTGGTATTGAAGCGCTTGAAGTGTTTCAAGAGGTAGCTTCATGTTTTGCGCGGTTTTTGTCAGTTTGTCCATATCTTCCGCGGTGCTATTCACCATAGAAAATACCGTTGCTGATGCGCCTAAAACCCCAGATCCGACGGCGGCGGCACCAATGCCCGCTTGTTTCGCTCTTTGTTTGCCTACTTGCATAAGCCCATTTAGGCTTTTATAGCGCTTTTGTAGAGTCTGTAGCCTGGCTGCTTTAGTGTCGTAAACATCAGAGAGCCGTTTTTCTTCATCGGCTAGGTTTTTAGTGTCTACCCCCGCTTTTTTGAGTGCTCCTCCTGTTTTTCCAAGTGCCTCTTTGTAGGCTGTTTGGGCTTGTTTCAAGTCCGTTAGTTTGTTTTTTTGTTTGTTGAATTGCGCGCTTTGACTGGCTGTGAGAGATTTGCCGCTTTTGATGATTTTTTGATATTTATCAAGCTTTTCAGCAGCTATATTGATTTGATCGTTATTAGCTTTAAGCGCTTTTAGGTTTTTGTTGTATGCAGAGATATCGGCCATGGTGCTAGAGGTCGATTTCAGTGCTTTTTGCGCCTGCTTAACTTTCGGTGTAAAATATCCGTATTGTCCGGTTACTTTTTTAAGTGGAGCGGTCGTTTTGTCGATCATCCCTAGTACGACTGAGAGGTTCATTTTCATGATAAAACTCCTGGCTAAATCTTTTTATATTTGGGCGTTTTTAATCATTATTTGGGCTGGCTTTTACGGTCTGCCATTGCCTAGCTGATTTTCAAATCTTAAAGCCCAAAAAAAGCGGTGTTAACCGCTTTTAATCTTCATCTTTCGACCATCTTTCGACCGCTTTTTTATTCCATAGAATCAGATCATCTAGCGTCATTTGATACATCTCTGACGGTGGCCAGTGAAACACCACAGCAATATTCGCCATCAAATCCTCTATGGATATATCATCTAGTCGATATTGACGAAAAAACCCAATACACCCATTGATAAGGCTGCGAAATCCTCAGTTTCTAGGTTGATTACTTCTCTTTCATTCAAGTTTGACACTCGAGGGATTAAGGTAATCATTGTGTCTATGTCTTGCATTTGAATTGATGTTAACTGTAGACCTCGGAGTTCACCTGCTTTCGGCTTTCGAAGTTCGATTTTTTTAATCGTCTCTTCGTCGCGCTTGACTGGGTTAGCTAGTTTGACTGAGATTGAATTATCCATTGAACACCTCTTCTTTTTCTGCTCGTTTCATTTGAGTTTTAACTCCAACACCATCATCAATATTTAGTGCCGTTTTGTAGTTTTGAGCCGCGCTCTCAAACTCTCCGTTTTTATGGAGAATCTTTCCGTGCTGTGCGTATAGCTTGGCTTTTAGTGGTTGGTTTGTTGTCCAGTCACCAGAGTTAAGCTGCTCAATTGCCTGGGCTAGAATTTGAGTGTCAAAATCTTCCCCTTTTTTAAAAGCTGCTTTTGAGTAAACCAATACTTCGTCTAGGTAAATAGTTAAAAATTCTCGGTTAAAGTCGACTGGTGTTGTTAGGCCGCGCTTAACTCCATCTAATAACAATGGTTGAACCTCTATAAATCCGTCAATGTCTAAACGCCACATTAACCACCAGAACAAAACTGAAAGATCTTTCCAACTTTCGAAGTTGGTCAGTTCTTGGGCGTAGTCTCGGTATTTTTCGATTAGCTCTTTTTTATATGGGTCGCGCTCTTCAGCACCGTTAGCGTGCTTAAGCGTAACCAACTCATTTGAAAGGTTTTCTTTCAGTTTTTGAAAGAGATTACCCTTTGTTGTGGTGGCTACTACCACTTTAGCTGTGTCAACAGGTTTTTGGCCTTGCTTTTTTGATAACATTTTTTGTTTGTGCATCAGTGCTAAAGACATAATCTCTACTCCTGGTTAATCGCTGTTTGCAGTTCTATTGCTGGATCAATTCATCACCATAAAACTGGATTTCCATTTCCCCTGAATCCAGATTTAGATCTAAATCATTAGCGACAAACGCATTGGTTAATAGGTACTGTTGACCGTTGTTCGTGATGTAAACGACGTTTTCACCGACAAAATCTTGAAGCTTTTTTTTGTCGTTGTCCGTTGTATCGACAGTGGTTACTTTGATGCCTGGAGCGATAAACTCTTCTGTGTGACCAAGCATGGCGTTGGAGCCTGTAACGGGCTCGCGCTTGGTTCCACCAAAATTGATATTCCCGCCTTTTTTAACCGGAAGCAATCCGATTGATCCGGCGTTTATGGTTCCACCTGAAGTAATAATCATGGCTATTTCCTTTGCTCTACTCCCCGATAATCGGGGAGTTAATAACTAAAATCGAACTAAAATCGGGGGAGCTACTTTCTAAACTGGATTTTTCCAGCGTAGATAATCATTCCGTTAACAAATTTCGGTGAGTCTTGAATGTTGATTCGAGACGGGTTATCCGTGTCCAACTCAACAATTAGAGACTCTTTATAACCGTCGAAGTCTTGCACAATGGCTTTGTATTCCAGTTCACGGTATAAAGCTAATAGTTCCGCTTTGATTAGTGCTGGTGTGGCCACCGCTTGACCTGGTGCAAACTTGGTTCCGTCTGCGGCTAACTTGTGGCGAGGATATCGGCTTAAAATGCGAGATCTCTGTTTTGCACGGTAATACATTGCAGTTGCTGGAACAGTAATGTCCAAATAACTGTCGTCAGCGACACCAGAGGCGTTTTCTCTATATTGCGTCACAGCACGTTCGATAAACACTTCTTTAGCCTCGTTAGAGCGATAAGTTCCGACTCCGGAGTAAAGCAATAGGTTACGTTCAGAGTATGCCCATTCTGTAGCGGCAGCCGCGTAAACACCTGTCAATTTAATCGTTTGTAGTGGTCTCGCTGGGTCAATTGCTAACGAGTTGGAGATTTGCCCTGCCCACACTGCAGCCGCGCACTTTTCGTTTACGGTTGCCGTTTCTACGTCTTGCAGATCATTCACCCCAATAAGTGAGATAAACGGACTGTTAAATCCTTCACCGTAGGTGACTAAGTTAGTGTGCGTGTCTTTTTTTGCAATGTAAGCAAGTCCGGGAATTTGTTGTAAAGCGTGGTAGCGCCCCTCAAGGAATGCAGCTAATGCGTTGACCGAGGTTGTGTCATTAAATGCACTGACAATGTGGTGATGTTGATCGTCACCCGTTGCTGCCAGTGCTGCTGTTACGTCTGGAGTGGTGCCATCTGTGGTCACCGCGTACATTGGCAATGTGATATTTTGACAGTAGAAAGCTTTTGCCATTTCGTGAATATCGCTATCTTCTCCAAACTCATCGGCTGCGGCTTGCGGTGTTACCACTAACTTAACGATATTGACGTCGGTTGGTGCGCCACTGGATTTAGCCCCTACCAATAAAACGCGCTGGATATCTTCGGCTTTATTGGCAAGAGAGTTATCAATTTCGATAAAGACACCAGATACGCGCACATTAGTGGGCACTTCGTTAAAACTGATAGATGACATTATTTGTTCTCCTGTTTAGGCTTCATTTCAACAACGGAGCCATCGGCAATTCGGCGCAACCAGTATTCATTGCGCGGTTTGATTTCTCCGTCTTTTTTAAGCAGTTTACGCGACTCCGGATCGCGCACGTTTACACTTGTTTGAGCCGGTTTAATTTTGAATGTGACTTGCTTTGCCATTAGTCTTTAAACTCCATTCTTTGTAGTATTTTGGTTGCAATCTGTTGTTCTAATTTTTTAGTCCAGCCAATAAATGTTCGTTCTGGCATTCGATAGCTTAGGTGTGCTTTTCTGCCACCTTCAAAGCGGTTTGTTTTCGTGTTAAACCAGCTATTTATTCTGGTTGTAAAGTCTACGGTTTCACCCTGGTTATGTACTTTTGCGACTATGCCGGCAACTCCTGCTAAGCCGACACTAAAACCACTCTCGTCAAACTGAGTAACAAGCATTCGTGACAAACCTGTTAACATATTTCGACGTTTGTCCAGGTTTTGTCTATAAACCTTGCGACCGTTTAAGACATAGAGTGGCTTACGACGTCTACGCGGTGCATAGGGTATATCGTGTATATCTCTTTGAGATCGAATTTGTTTTCTAAAAAAATTCCTTGTATCGTTAGCGAGCTCTTTAGTGAGTTTTTTCTTTTCTTTTGCAGGGATATCCAGATCGGTTAAAAGATCTTGGATCTGTTCCGGCGTTTTAATTTCATGAAGCTTCATGATTGAACGTGACTTTCCATTTCATTATCTTGAGTGTGAGAGTCCACGACTTCTAAATAGTCCATATCTTCAAACTCAATGCGCTCTCCACTTTGACTTGTGATGCTGTAAGTTTTACCGTCAATATTCCAGTCACCCTGTGGATCAAGCGTAAATAAATAGTCCTCCTGGAACTTAATTCGAAAACCTAAGTCGTAATTTGAGTTTTGAAGCCGTTCGCTAAAAAACTCTGGTGGCTGCAGACCTTGATTGTCTCTTTCAGGGTTGTTTTTAGAGATCCAAGTCGCAACTAAAAAACTGAGGGTGATTGGGTCTTTTGTTATGTCTGTCATCTCAAAATTTGCGGTGTACTGCAGAGTTAAACCTTGTACCTCAGATTGAGAGCTAAAACCTAATACGCCATCTTCTGCCCATGACTCAAGATTTGGAGCGCCGTTGTTCTTTAAGTGGCCAGTGAGAGATTGGAGTAACTTCATACCAAGCGCACCGTGTAGCCGCTGTTACTTCTAAGTAGTTGATCAATCGCTTCTCGACCTTGCGTTCTTAATGCATCGGACTTACTCACCATGGCATCTTGTCGGTCTGCTGCGTCTTTTGTTGCGTCAGTTGCAATACGGTTACTGATAAGCGTTGCCGCCGTAAAACAAAATACGGCTTGTTGATAGAGGGCGATTCCCGTCTCTTGATTTTCGAAAAGCTCTTCTGCACGTTCCGTTAGATTTTGATAGTTTTCTGTAAGAGGTAATAATTGATCGTGAACAATTTGGCGTTGCACAATCATTGTGTTATTGATTTCAAATTCGGTGGTGTTTTTTAGAAAACCAAATAGGTTTTGAAAGTCCGATACTTTCAGTTCAGGGTAAAAACTTGACGCGGTTAAAACGGAGTCATAGGGTGTGTTTTGATTTCCGATTAGTTGTGCCATCGTAAATACCTGTAAATTGGGTGTGGTCGGTTGGTGTCACAACTGTTTTTTAGATTAACCTTAAAACAGATAGATACCAGCGACCACGGAGGGGTGATCGGTTATACCCAGGTCGTGCCGTTGTCGTAGGTCACTTTTACGTTTTTAAACTCAAGACCCGCGATTTTTCCCAAGTCTTCAATGACGTAGTCGATGTTCTCTGACTGATAAGTGTCTATGCGATCACGTTTTGGGTTGTCTTCAATACGACGGCGGATGGTGCCGTTTTGCTCGTAAATTGAGAGGTTTTTAAAGCTTGTGATGATGATTCCACGGCTTGGGAATTGAGGTACGCTATAAGCTGGCAAACCTCCATAGGTTCCAATGACCTGCTTGTCTTCGATTTTGCTTTTCTCACTCGGTGTATCACCTTGTTCCGAGTAATATTTCGCTTTAGAACCGCCTAGGAGTTCAGAACCGATGATTGCAACTAAATCAGGGCTTTCTTTGTGCACGTCATCAAGAAGATTTTTAAGATCATTAATGGCCACATCTAAATTGATGTAGTCGCCGCCTTCGCCAATACGAATTTCGCCTGCTTGTTTTGTGCCTTCATCAATAAAGTTTTCTGAAGCTTGTTCACGTAGTTTTTGGATCCATCCTTTCGCAACATCTTGTCCTTTTGGATTTGCCGCCGCGTCCGTGTCAGCAGCTACGCTCTCACCGTACCAGCCAATCATGATTTTATTGATTGCAATCAAACGGCGAATTTGCGCGGATACGATCGCTTTAAATTTCTTTTGATGTGCCCAAGCATCCAATTTTTGATACTTAATGTAAGTGTCAAAATTGGTTTGGTTGCAGAAGTATGGCGTACCTTTCGAACCGGAAGGGTCTTTCGCTACTCGATCATTATTATCAGTGTTAGTGCGCCCAGCGATCATGCCTGTTGCACTGATGTCGACGGCTTCACCAGATTGGTTGTCTACACCAATAACATTAATTTTCGAGAGGAACGAGACCTCTTCCATTGTTGCCGCGCGGACTTCTTGAGCCTTGACCGGATCGACAGAGAACGTTTGACTTGCGTCAGCAACGCCATAAGTGGCGGCAATAGCAACAACTAATGCGTTAAATTTTTTACGTGTATTTACATTCATTTTTTCAAATTCCTTTGTTAATGATCAGCAGGCATGTCTAAAATTACAGAACCGCACCGTCGTCTTCGTCACCCTTTCCGTCTGCAGGGG